TTGGTGAATTTTAACAAATGTAGTATTTTCTAGGGTGTCCTAGCAGTCCTCGCACAAAACGCTATTATTATATATATTATTTTTTCTTATAAGAAAAAATAAAAAATTTTAAAAAATGAAATTCACCTAGGACACCTTGAACAGCCTACAGCCAAGCGAGTTTGAAGCTGTCCCTGGTGTCCTCGCACAAACGATTTTACTGTAAATAATTGGTAAAAATTAGGTTATAATTTCCAATTTTACAAATTTACCCAGTGCCAATATTTCCAATTTCTTACAAAAATCAGGCGGCCACCTTGGACACCTTGGACAGATGCACGGACTTAAAAGGTCATATTTTTACATCTAAAATTTCCGTATTATTTCCGCAACTTTACCAATGATGTCCATATCACTGTAATTTTGGTACACAGGAGACTCATAAGCTGCATTCGTAGCTTCTAACATATAGTCTTTATCGGACTTTAGTACTCTGCAGAGTCCGCTCCTTGTTACAACATAATCTCCATTTTTACATGTATCATCAAGGACTATGATCATAAGATCGTTTTTGATGATGGCAGGAGCCACGCCGTAGTCTTTACATAAAACACCTATGCAGACTCCTCTGGTGGCAATGGAAAGGTTAATGCTGACCCATCCTGAAGCTTCTGGGAATGATTGAGGGTCGATTATTTCCGGAATATCCTCATATATAGGGATACAAAGTCCGCTGTCAATCCTATCTACAATTTCCTTTACTTTAGCAGAGTAAGCTGCTAGTCTTTCAAATCCCGGAACTTTATAATTACTTTTTCCTGTTAGATATTCAGGACTTACTTTTAGGACCTTAGCGACCTTGTCGAGATTTTTGACCGAAGGGTCTCCGGTCTTCCATTTAGAAATTGATCCGGTGCTCATACCAGACAATCTCTCCAATTCTCTCCTTGAATATCCTTTTTCTTTGCATAATCTGTCAATTCTATCTAATCTAATCATACAATTTCCCCCTTCCAAAAATTATTTTAAAAAGCACTTGACAATGATGAAAATTTTCAGTATACTGTGTTTGGGTGTTGAAAAAGTTCAGCAGTTGAAAATCAACAGTTTTTTGATTTTCATTGTAGAACATTTTCAGCAAAATGTCAACTAAATCTCACTAATACCCACGGGCAAACCCGTGGGGTTGCGGTAGCGATACCGTAACCCTTGGCGAGTAGCCTAAGTTCTTTGAGAACTACGTTAAGAGAGAATACATAGTTACCTATGGATGTAGTACCAAGTCTGTAGCTCTAAGGTAAGTGATTAAACAATTCTGAGGTATAGGGATAGTGTTGCTTACATAAAACCTCTCATTAACATTGGCGATGGTACACTAACCACTCTTCGGAGTGAGTAATTTTAAAGGCGGTTCCTCCCACAGGCAAGCCTGTGGGTTTCTCCGCCAAGAATTTTATGATGAAAGGAGAGTATATGTCGAATTTTGAGAAACAAGTGAGACATGCATTGATCGAGAAAGAAATGAAGATCACGGATCTGACCGAAGCTCTCGGAATTACCACGCAGTACCTTTGGGAAATATTTAAGGGTACTCGCAAAGCTGAAGAGACTCGTGCTCGTATCAGGCAGTATCTCGGAATAGAGGTGATAGAGAATGAGGATGACGATTCAGAAAGCAGCTAAGCTCATGAATGTATCGGAGCAGTTCGTCCGTGTAGGACTGCAGAAAGGAAATTTACCCTTCGGATATGCGGTCAAGATGTCGAGTAAATGGACATATTATATTGACTCCGATAAATTCAAAAAGGAAACCGGACTCGAGGAGGTGATGGAAGATGGAGCTGTATCCACATCAGATTGATGCGCTGTCGCAGACTGAAAATATGGAAAACATCGCACTTTATCACGATATGGGTCTCGGGAAGACTTATACCGGAACAGAAATGATGAAGAGGTTTGGGTGCAAAGCTAACCTTATTGTCTGCCAGAAGTCCAAGCTAATGGATTGGTATACACACATTTGGGAGAATTATGGTGACAAAATCGGTCATATATATGACTTAACTCACGGAAATAACATCAAAATTTTCTTTGATGATTACGAAAAAGGCGAAAATGTCATTGGAATTATTAATTACGAGCTAGCCTGGAGAAGACCGGAGCTGTCAGCTCTTAAAGATTTCTGTCTTATGTTGGATGAATCTTCGCTGATCCAAAACACATCGGCGAAGCAGACGAAATTTATCTTAAGTCTTCATCCGAGCCACACGATTCTGCTGTCCGGAACTCCGGTAGGCGGAAAGTACGAAAACTTATGGTCTCAAGCACATCTTCTCGGTTGGAAAATCAGTGAGGAACTTTTCGATAAGCAGTATGTTAATTACACCAAGGTCGAAGTTGCCGGTGCTGTGCATAAAGTTGTGGATAAGTTGGACCCTTACAAGAATATTGACAGATTAAAATCAAAATTTAGAAAATACGGAGCCTTATTCCTTAAGACTGAGGAAGTCATTGACTTACCCGAACAGGTGTTTTCTAAGATTAAGATATATCCACCGCCTCAGTATTATGATTTCCATAAATACGGATATACTGAGATACACGGTGTTGAAATTGTCGGCGATTCGTCTCTTACTAAGATGCTTGGAGAGCGTAAATTATGTGGTTTTTACAACGATGAAAAACTTGATGCGATAAGGGATTTAATCAATTCGTCAACAGACAGATTTATCATATTTTATTCGTTCAATGATGAGCTAGAGCAGCTTGAGACTTTATGTGCAGAATTAAAGAGACCCGTGTCCGAAATTAACGGTCATAAGAAAGATTATAAAGCATACGAAGAGTATGATGATTCTGTAACCCTATGCCAGTATCAAGCAGCTGCTAAGGGTCAGAATCTACAGAAATGTAACAGAATCATTTATTACAGTTTACCTCTATCATCTGAAGATTTCGAGCAGAGCAAGAAAAGGACCCATAGAATAGGACAGGATAAAACATGTTTTTACTACATTCCGATTTGTCACAATACAATTGAGGAAAAGATATTAGCGACATTAGAAGAAAGGAAGGATTATACTGATGAACTCTTTAAAGAAGACTCTAAACAAAGTTAGAGTAGTTTTATTATGCGCAGATGCAGCATTATGTTTTGGTATTTTTGAGTGTACACTTTGTGGGATTATATCGTATAATCCGTTTTTATTCTGGTTTTCGGTTGCGTTTTTTGTAACTTTTATGTATTTCAATCACTTTTTTGAGGTGGAATGATGTGCCACAATGTTAAGTTTGATTTTGATAAGGTCTTAAAAATAATGTCTGATAAGCAGATATCCCATATCACTTTATGTAGGGATATCGGGATAAGCCTATCAGAGTTCAGATTAATATTTAAGGGGAAAAGAAATGCTAAGATGTCAACCATCGGCAAGATTTCAGCAGGCCTTGGTGTTGATATAAGAGAATTATTAATTTGGTTTTAGAAAGGAGATTAATATGGCTGATACAGTAAGAAGAAGAAAGAGAGTGGCTAAGGTTTCAGAACCTGAGGTGGTGGCTCCGGTTGAGGTTAAAGAGGAAACCGGTCTTGATATTATGAAGGCAGCAGTTCCGGAAGCTCTTAAGAATATTACCAAGATTGCAAAAGATCTTAAGAAGCTCGAGGACCAGAAGAAGATCTTCCAGCAGAAGATTCTTGAAGCTATGGAAGAGCACGGAGTCAAGTCTTTTGAGACACCGGACATCAAATTTACCTATATCGCTCCGACTACGAGAACAACGGTGGATTCTAAGAAGCTCAAAGAAAAATATCCCGAAGTGGCAGCAGAGTGCAGTAAGGTGAGCGAGGTATCTTCGTCAGTAAGAATATCAGTAAAGTGAGGTGCTGCTTATGTCAGGTGCTGAAAAACTATTTGAGAATAAGATCAAAGCGCTTCTTAAGGAAAATGGCTGCTGGTATATTAAATATTGGGGCGGTGGTCAGTTCACTAGAACAGGTGTCCCCGATATCCTCGCCTGTGTATATGGACATTTTGTCGGAATTGAGGTGAAATCGGAAAATGGAACGCCTAGCCCTTTGCAGCTGTACAACTTAAGAAAGATTCATGATGCCGGCGGCTTCGCTATCCTTTTATACCCGGACCAGTTCAGGATCTTCGAAAATTTAATCTTATGTCTTAAGGCTAACAATATGATTAATGCAGAGATTAACTATGATTTACTGAAAGAGAGGTGGCTGGAATGGAAATGAAATTTCACTTCAGCTCCGCAGAAGCTTTTGAGAATTGCCCTGCTAAATATTATTTCAGATATGAGGAAAACCTGGAGACGATTCCATCAGATGATGCTGCTAACCCATTGATGATAGGAACGATGCTTCATAGGTCGATGGAAACAGACCTGGAAACGGCGGTCAAAGAATATCTGATGAGCTATCCGGTCATTACAGACGCTCATATTGAGGAAGTAATTAAGTTAAATTACTGGTATCCGAAATTAAAAGAGTTAGTCCCCGATGGCCTTCACGAAGTCTATTGGGAAAATGATATTTGCGCAGGAACGATTGATTTGTTAGTACCTGCAACCAAACTTGATTTAAAGGTTCCGCACGGAACATTCGATCTATACGATTACAAGTATTCAAATAATATAAATCATTATATGCAGTCTAAACAGCTCCACATCTATAAGTATATGTACGAAAAGATATCGGGTAGGAAGATAAGAAATATGTTTTTTATATTTATACCCAAGATATTTATCAAACATAAACAAGACGAATCCACAGAAGAGTTCAGGAGCCGCATTCTCGAAGAATTAAATAAAAAAGAAATACAGATTAAAAAGGTTGAATATGATGCCGATAAAGTCGCACAGTTCTACGAAACGTGCATAAAGATTGGTATCACGGATGAATTTACTAAAAATTACACCAAAAATTGTGATTGGTGTGATTATAAAAATTATTGCTTGAAAGGAGAAAATAGCATGATTTTACCCAACAATGAGCGCCGCGAAATAGGCGCAGTGAAGCGCAGAAAACTTTGGCTTTACGGCTCAGCTTTCAGCGGAAAGACAACTTTTGTTGACTCTGCACCGTCACCACTTAATCTTAACACTGATGGAAATATTCAGTTCGTAACGATGCAGTTCGTACCTATTAAGGACACATATGAGGGAAGACAGAAAGTCCTCGCGTGGAAGGTCTTTAAGGATACCATTGATGAACTTGAAAAGACAGCAGGAACCAATGGATTCAAGACCATTGTAGTTGACCTTTTGGAAGACACCTATGAATCCTGCAGACTGTTCATGTACGATAAGCTCGGAATCACGCACGAATCAGATGATTCTTTCAGAGCTTGGGATAAGGTTCGTACGGAGTTCTTATCTACCATCAGAAGACTTATCAACCTCGATTACGAAAACATCGTGCTTATAAGTCACGAGGACACCACCAAGGACATCACAAAGCGCAGTGGTGATAAGATTACTGCAATCAAACCGAACATTCCGGATAAGATTGCGAACAAAGTAGCTGGAATGGTCGACATCGTGGCTCGTATTGTTGCAGAAGATGACGGCAGCAGAACACTTAATTTTAAGTCAGATGAAGTAACTTTTGGCGGTGGAAGACTTAAGGGTGTCAGCAGAACAACGATTCCACTTGACTGGGATGAACTTTGCAGCGTTTACGATGAAGCTAACGGAAAGAAGCCAAAAAAGAAGGAAGAGCCGAAGAAGGAAGAGCCAGAGGAAAAACTTGAACACGTTGAAGGTGAAGAAGTTTGGGTGAACATTGATGCCGGCTCCGGTGTCGAAGCACCTTTTAATGATTTGAAGGAACCTGAAGAACCAAAGGAAGAACCAAAGGAAGAACCAAAAAGAAGATCTAGAAAGAAGAGAGGAGAATAATTATGAATATTTTTGATAAGTGGGATAAGAATACAGACCTTGACGGTCTTAAGAAGGATGTAGAAGAGGCAAAGAAGAACGGAAACAGTGGGACATATAAGGAAGTTCCTGAGGGAACTTATGAAGTTCTTATTGAGAAGATGGAGCTTAAGGAATCTTCAAAGGGTGACCCGATGTTTTCTTGTTGGTTCAAGATTCTTACAGGAGACTATAAGAATTCAAGAATTTTTATGAATCAGATTGTCAATCAGGGTTTCCAGATCGGGATTGTTAACGACTTCCTCAGAAGCCTTGAGACTGATGTTGACATTGAATTTGAAAGCTACGCAAAATATGCCGACCTCATTCTTGATGTGATGGAAGAGGTTGATGGTAGCCTTGAATTTTTGCTCGATTACGGAAAAAACAGTAAGGGCTTTAACACTTACAGAATCAAGGAAGTATATGAGGTTGAATAATGATTTTTTATGATTTTGAAGTTTTTAAATATGATTGGCTTGTTGTAGCAGCCGATATGGAAAAACGTCAAGAGCATGTAATCGTTAATGATAAAGAAAACCTCGAGTATTTATATAAGCACGCAAAGGAAGAAATCTGGAGTGGCTACAATGTAGTCCATTACGACCAGTATATCTTTAAAGGTATTTTATGTGATTTTAATCCAAAGAAAATCAACGACTATATCATAAAAGATAAGAAGCCTGGATGGAAATATAGCAGCCTCTTCAGAAGTATTCCGATGATTAATTACGATACCGCCCAGCGAACTGATAGAGGGCTTAAGGCATTCGAGGGATTTCTTGGCAACAATATCAAGGAGACCTCGGTGCCTTTTGATATTGATAGGAAGCTTACACAGTCAGAGATAGAAGAAACAATCGGGTACTGCAGACATGATGTGTATCAGAGCGCAGAAGTATTTCTTAACAGGATAGATGAATTTAAGACTATGATGTATTTTATCAATCATTTCAACCTTCCTATTGACTATCTGTCCAAGACCAAGTCTCAGATGGCAGCAATCATTCTTGGAGGCAACAGAAAAGGGCAGTCCTTCGATGATGAGTTTGAATTTAAAATCCTTCCTTGTGTGCAGCTTAAAAAATATAGATACATAGCCGACTGGTA